TGTGACATCAAATCTTATTAAAGATGTTGCAGATAAGACCGGAACTGCACCTACAGAACCGAAGGAATAATAAAGATGACATGGAAGTCATTACTTCTTGTATAAATACTCTGATACAGAGGATACATCATGTCACTTACAGAAAACAAAAACTTCTTACAACCTACGGGATTTCGTGTTATAATTGAGCGCGAGACGTATGGTAATCTTGAGTTCTTTGCTCAGTCGGTTCAACATCCGGGCGCTAGCGTGTCTGCTGTAGAGATTCCTATTCCTAGGATTCAAGGGTTGCCTATGCCAGGCGACACCATTTCGTATGGAGAGTTGTCTTTAAACTTAATCCTAGATGAAGACCTAACTGCATATAAAGAAGTTCAAAAGTGGTTAGAAGATTCTGTTTATCAAAAGGTAGACGGAATACACCACGATATCACAGTAATTGTGTTGACAAGTCACAACAACTTCTGTGCACAAATCAAATATAAGAACTGTATACCTACACAGTTAGGTGCTATAGAACTTACCTCAACCATAGGTGACGTTACCTATATAAACTTCGATACCACTTTCAGATTCACCGAATTTGAATTGTCATGAGTTTAAAAAAGTACTCAATCAAGAACGGTGTCGTTCTGAGTATTCTCGAAGATTTTCGTTATACCTATCGGGAACTATACCAACCAGAGAAATCTAATCGTTGTCTCTTTTCAGAATTGAAAGGTATGGCTGACGTGTACACTGGCGAAGATGAAATGTGGAGAATCATTGACATGGGTGAAGAACATGATGGTTCCGCATCCACGTCCGTGTGTTATCCTATCAAACCAGAACATTACAATGGTACTCACCCCGAAGAGTATGCGAAGACATGGCACAATCTGAACACTAGTTTGACCGAAGAGTTGGGCGTACAACATAGTGCACTATCCACACTATATCCTCCACAGGGGTTTATTGGTTGGCACAATAATGCAAACGCTTCCGCATATAACCTTATCTTCACTTGGTCGGAAAAAGGTGACGGGTGGTTTAAGTATGTTGATCCAAAGACCCAAGAGGTCGTAACTGTTCAAGATGAGAAGGGATGGAATCTCAAGGCGGGACACTTTGGTACATATGGTTCTGGTGACGTGGTGTATCATGCCGCCAGTACCAATTGTTACAGAATGACACTGTCCTATGTCCTAGGACATGATGAAAATTATTGGCAAGATTGTATTGATTTTATAACGAGTTAGTGTTATAATATATACCTTATACACATTAGGTTTTTTATATGATGATAGATTTAGAGTCCATTCTTAAAGAATGGCAAGAGGACTGTGAGATATCACAGCACCAACTGGACGAAGTTTCTCGACAGACTCCATCACTACATGCAAAGTATTTGCAGTATCTGGCTCTCGCCAAATTACAACTCAAACGTTCTGAAAACAATCAGAAGACGTTACTAAAACAAAAGTTCTTATACTACAACGGGAAGATGTCTCAAGAAGAGATATTAGCAACTGGATGGGATTTAGACCCCTTTAATGGTTTGCGCATGTTGAAAGGTGAGATGGATTATTATTATGATTCAGACCCTGAGATACAGAAGTCTGAGGAAAAAATCATCTATCACAAGACACTTATCGAATCCCTAAGTAATATAGTCGACACGTTGAAGTGGCGACATCAAACCATTAAAAATATGATTGATTGGAGAAAGTTCGAAGCCGGTGGATAATAAGATACGGATAAGGATGAAAGACCACTCCCATTTCATGGTAGAGGCCCATCCAGCACAAGAAAATGAATTGAGGGAATACTTCTCTTTCTTCGTGCCTGGCTATAAATTTATGCCAGCATTCAAGTCTCGTCACTGGGACGGGAAAGTGAAACTGTACAACATGGTTTCAAAACAAATGAACGTGGGTCTCTATACACATCTGCGTCGTTTCTGTGCAGACCGTTTTTATCAGTTAGAAATACTCGAACATGAGGTCTATGGGATACCATCCTTCAAAGAGGATATCGACCACCCCGCTCTGATTGATTTCTTATCTCTTCTGGAGGTACCTTTCAAACCTAGAGACTACCAGTACAAAGCTATTGCTCATGGAGTCGAGAACAGACGATGTCTTCTGTTAAGTCCTACAGGTAGTGGTAAGTCCTTCATCATTTACAACCTTCTACGGTATTGTTATGAAGTGACCGAAGGGAAGATATTGGTCATTGTTCCTACCACCTCTCTGGTGGAACAAATGTACAAAGACTTTGCTGACTATGGTTATGATGCTGATGAGTTCTGTCATAAGATATACTCTGGTAAAGAAAAGGTTACTGACAAGAGAGTTATCATCTCTACGTGGCAGTCAATCTATAAGTTTGGTAAGGAGTGGTTTGAACAGTTCAACACCGTCTTTGGTGATGAGGTACATCTTTTCAAAGCAAAGTCTCTCTCTACGATGATGGACAAGTGCACCGAAGCACAATACAGATTCGGTCTTACCGGAACACTTGATGGGACTGAAACGAATAAGTTAGTGTTAGAAGGTTTATTCGGCCCTACGTTTACGGTGACACGCACCGTGGAATTGCAAAAGAATAAACAACTAGCGGAGTTAGACATCTCAATTATTCTTTTACGTTATCACAGTGATATCTGTAATATGATGAGAGATAAAAACTATCAAGAAGAACTTGACTATATTGTTACATATGAACCTCGCAATAAGTTTATAAGTAAGATTGCACTAGACCAAACGGGCAATACTTTGGTGATGTTTCAGTTTGTAGAGAAACATGGTAAGGTGTTGCATGAAATGATTAAGTCGTTAGCGCCTGAAGGAAGA